TAAGATTGTCAGCCTTGCAGACTGGCTCTTAACTCAGCAGTGCACAGATCAACAGAAAAAAGCTTATGGCGGGTTTAAAAGCAACGAAAACAGCACATACTATTACGCTGTGGATGCTTGCAGGGTTATTCCATCCCTTCTAAGGGCTTATGAGCTGACAAATGATGCTGACTACTTAAATGCTGCAAAGCTTGCTGCTGGCACGTTCCTCAAAACCATGCAGAACCAACAAGCCTATGGCGGTTTCGCGAAAGCTGTCACGATTGATGATGCTTGGCTCTTGCAGTTGGATGTGGAATGCCTCTACGGACTTGTCGGCTTGAAAATGCTTGCTGAGAAGTATGATGTGGCGAACGCAAGCCTATATCAAGGCATGATGAGTAAGGCTGTCAGCTTTCTGCGTTATGGCTTTGAAGGGCTTTGGCTTTACTTTGACCCTGCTGATGGCGATTGGCATCGTGTTGGCTTAAGTGAAAATGAGATTTATGATGACCCTTTCGCCTATGCTTTAGTTGGCTTGTATGATTATGAGGGCTGGAGTCTTTCATGCCAGAAGGTTTACAATTTTATAAACACGATTAGGGCTTCTGCACAGTATCCAGCCTATAATCCAGCCATATGTTGGGCTGGTTACATAGACGTGGTTTCGCGTTTTCCAGCATGCGACTATTATGATGCTGTGACAGCGGGTATTTTGTGGCGAATACGCAAAAACCATGACAAGCCAAGCCTCGCCTATAGCATGCAAATCATAGACAAGCATCGAGAAGAGTTCATGTTCTGGGGCGTTAGGCACGCCGATTACAGTGCTGTTGAGAACAAGAAGGCTATGGCAACGGTTTGCTGGCTTGGGCTTCTATACCTAAACTATGAAGACCCAGTAACACGCTTCACGCAGATTCTGCATTCAAAGGGCGAAAACGTAACCCTTTATCCAGTCAGAGAGGCAGCGGACAAGGTTTCTTATAGTGAAGGCATAGATACCCAAGCTATAATATCTCCAGCCAAAATTGACGAAGTTCTAATTGAGCCTGGATACGTTATAAACGACTACATCACAGCCTACACGTTTACGCCTTTAAGGCAGCATGACAAGGTCCGTCGTAAAGGCATAGAATATGAGGTTTTAGGCGTTCAAGCCTTCGACTGGAAAGGAGAAACAGCCTATTTTAAGGCTAATTGCAGGAGGCTTATTGGACAGTGAGCGAAGTAGAGAATCCTGTTGACACTGTTGTTAGGCTTCTAAGCAAAAACATGCGAGTTGCCAAAGAAGACGGTTCGCTCGCCTCAATACTCGTAAGCAGAGAATGGTATGACCGTGAACTATTCAAAAACTACGACGGACAAATCACCGTAGGGCTTTCGGAAAGCCGCGACACAAAAATTGAGATGAGCGGTAGAGTTCGCAGACGTTTGGGCACTTTAAGGGTTAATGTTTGGAGTCAAGACATGCTTACCCGCCAAAAAATGGTGGAAGAGGTTAACCGCATTGTAAGGCAAAACCGAAACAAGCCTAATGAAACGCTTTATTATTTTGCTGGTGTTGGACGCCCTACAGGAACGCATAAGGCTTATTGTGTTGGGTCAGCAAACGAACTTGCTCCTGGGCATTTTAATTGGGTTGAATTGACAGATTTGGATTATCAGAAAATCTGGTATAGCGATGACAACCGCTACAGCAAAAGCCACAACGTTAACGGTGAATATGCCTTAATGCTTTTCAGATTCAAGATTGAAAGCCGAGAGAAGACTGTCAAGAAGATTGTTTTAGCGTTTGAGGGTTATGGAACGGCTCCAAGCGGCAACGGCGTTACCATAAAGGCTTGGAATCACGTGGCTCAGGCATGGCAGCAAGCCCAAACGGGGACAAGCGGCGCAGATGAAACCATAACCATAACATTAACCACAAATTTAACAGACTATATAGACGATGATGGCTATGTTTGGCTTCTGGCAAGAACAACAAACCCAAGCGATGGCTCTACGCCAGCCATATTATACAGCGACTATTGCAGTTGCACAGTCACGGTTAATGGCATAGCCTACCTGGATGTCGTTTCATATAGGGATGCTGACCGTGTGGATGTTAAGCCTTTCATTTACTGCACAGAGTTTCAGCTAAAATCATGGTTCTTTGAGGATGTTGGAAGCACATTTTAAGAGGTGAAAATAGCGTATGCCTGAAACATATGGAGCACATGAATGCCGCGTGTATTACGTGCAGGAATCCACCTATGGACAGACGCCAGCTAACCCTTCAATGCTTGGTGTGAACGTTGAAAACGTGGATGCTGGAATAGACCCAAGCTTGATTAAGGTGCGGGGCGTTGGAAGCCGAGACTTATCAGCCCTAAAGCGGGGCTTGAGAAAGCCTACATTGAAGATTAGCCATATACTGCCAAGCGATGCGCCTATCGGCTTTATTCAGCACGTGCAAACTTTGAATAGCTTAAGCATTCAAGTGCTCTGGTATAAGGGCTTATTCATCAGCGCCACTGACATTATCAGCTTGCTCTATAAGGGTTGCAGAATTGACAAGCTGACTGTGGAATGCGGCATAGAAGACTTTGTTAAGGCAACTGTTGAGTTGATTGGACAAGACGTGGAAGTTGGAACAAGCAAAATTACAGGCGCCACGTATGCGGATTATGCGGGAGCGGTTCCTTATGACCAGAGCTTTGTTCAGCGGGGCGCAGCAGACGGCTCAAACCTAACAGACATTACACGCGTAACTGGCTGGAAATTCACTATCGAAAACAACCTTAAACCAGTGCCGGTTATACGCCAAACGAGTGGGCACTTGCTGAAGTATTTGCCAGCTCGTCACCGCGAGTTAAGTGGCGAATTAACCCTTGAGTTTGAGGACAAGAGCGAGTTTGAAGATGTTATCAACGATGCGGAGTTTAGCCTGAAATTTGGGCTTGGCGGAACAAACAGTGCCTTGTTCAAATACTGCAAGTGGGAGGATGTGGCTGCTCCTACACGTTTGGAAGATCTTGTCAGCTTGAAGGCGAAGTTTGTTGCCAGAGATGTTTGGATAAGCTGAGGTGGTTAAGGTTGGCTGTTGAAGTTAGTATTTTGGAAAATTTTGGACGTGAAGCCGAACTGCGCAAGAAATGGATGCACATGTGGGAGAGGCTTGGCGTTCGCATTCTAAAGATGCCTAAGTGGATGCAGGAAATCGTGCTTGAAGACATTAACACGGCCATACGAAACCGAATAGCCATCATGGAGATGATTCAAAATGCGAAAAGAAACCGTTGAAATAGACGAAAGATTCGGCAAGGAATACGCTGGCAAATACGTTTTCAGCGAGATAACATGGGCTAAACGCAGCCGAATAATCCAGAAACACACTAAATACCATCCTTTAACTGGGCAAGTTGTCAGCAGTGACTACATAGCAATTCAAGCCGAAACCATTATGGCTTCGCTTAAAGAACAGCCACAACATAAGCCTATAACGCTGGAGAAACTGCTCAGCGAAGAAGATGGCATTCCAATAGGCCTTGGAGAGCTTTTCAGCCAAATTGTAAACCGCCTAAACAACGTCAGCCTCGAAGAAACAGCTTTTTTATCAGAGCCATCAGACGCCAAAAGCCTCACCCAGCCATTACAGACTTCAGACTTGCAAAAGAGTTCGGCTGGACCATCACGGAACTGCGAAGGCAGCCAGCCAAAACAGTGCAAGAGTTCATTGTGATTTTGAATGAGCTGGACAGACAAGCGGAGGAGGAAAAAGCCAAGGCGGAGCGTGAAGCCGGATGGCGGTTGAGATAGCATGTGATGTGGATGGCGTAGAGGAGTTTCAAAGAGCCATGCAACAATTTGACAGTGGAATGCAGCGTTATGTGCACAGGCGGTTGGCAAGCTGGGCTGCAGACGTTAAAGCCTCGGCTAAACAGTTGGCGCCTGTTCGCACTGGACACTTACGCAGCAGCATCTACGCCAAAATTCAAGAGTGGGTTGCAGAAATAGGCGCAGAAGCAACTTACGCCTTGTTTGTCGAGTTTGGAACACGTTACATGCAGGCTCAACCATTCCTTTACCCAGCCATTCAGGAGTATTTGCCAAGGCTTGAGGAAATCATCTGCGAGGCTATTGATGAGGCTAAAGCGGAGGCTGGTTTACAATGAGTTTCCGTGAAATTGCCGTAACTATTAGGGCTGTTAACCGTGCAAGCCACGAGTTCGCCCGCATCCAAACCGATGCTGAAGCTTTGAGTGTGCGGATTAAAAGCCTTGGCTCGGCTATTGCTGGTTTAGGCGCTACCGGCAGCGCAGTTGCCCACATAGCCCATCAATTCGGCATATTAAACAGCGAACAAACCCGGGCTTTGAGTAGCGCCATGTATCTTGTAACCGTTATGGGCATGTTTATGCGCACGTCATGGGGCGTAGCCGTAGCCCAGAAAGTTTACGCTGCAGCCTGCTGGGTTGCCACCGCTGCTCAAAACGCCCTAAACATCAGCTATGCCACGTTTCTGGCTTTGACAGGTGTAGGCATTGCCGTTATCATCGGGGCTGCTGCAGCCATGTGGTATTTCTCCAGCCAAATGAACGCTGCAACCGAATCCGTCAAGGAGTATAATGCTGCGGTTTCTGAAATGCCCACTCGAACCCGAACCATTGTGAGAGCTGGAGAGGAGGAAATGTATCGCAGAGGCGTTGAACCATGAGCGTCGAAATTCCAAAGATGGCTATAGCCTTCGGAGCGTATGGGATTCCGCAAGCTGATGTTATCGAGTGCCGTGTGCATTTAGGCTGCACCAAAGAAGTCAGCAGCTTCGATTTGCTACTGCAAAACTGGGATGGCAAATATAGTCCCGGCGGTTCTATTCCGCTCGCTGTTGGCATGGATGGAAACATAAGCATTGGAAGAGGCAACAATGTTCCACAGATTATTACATGTCGCATTGAAAGCATCAAACATGAATCCACACCAACACAACATTACACACGAGTTAGTGGGCGATGCTGGGGTGAACGTCTCTTCCGTAGAGTCTTCACGGGCACATTTGCGAACATGAAGGGCGAGGACATAGTCAAACACTTGCTTGATTATTATGCGGGCTTAAGCCATGTCAGAGGCGGAACGGAGCTTGTTGAGGCTACAGACACAACCTACACATGGTTGGAATATGAGAACACGCCCGTTTGGGACATCCTCAAATATATTGCCGAAAGCAGCGACAAGCAAGGCGTAATAGGTTTTGATTTCCGTGTTGCTCCAGATGGCAAATTCGAGTTTTTCCCAAGAAACAGTAAAACATCGCCAATAAGCCTAACAGACAAAATTGAGGTTAGCGAATACCGTAAGGATATTCACCGCATAAGAAACAAAATCTTTGTTTTAGGAGCAAACGAGAAAAAGATTCCAATAGACGCTAATGAAGATGGCTTCACGGAATCATTGACAAACTGGGGTGCATACTATCTCAACCATGACATGATGCTTTGGATTGGACACGTAACAGAAGACGGACAAACCAAGTATAGCGACTCCTACTCAGTCCGCGTTTATCCCACATCAAGCGCACCAGTAAAAAACAAAACTGGAATGTATAGGATTATAAGTCCAATAAAGTGTAGAGGACCGGATGGATTTAAGCAGCTTAGGATTTGGCTTTTGTGGAATCGTGATGGAGACGGAGATCCATCCTCAGTTAAGGTTTACCTTGAAACCAACGTGAGCGACTATTATTACAAGGAGATTGTTGGGCTTGTAGGCAAAAAGAACGAATGGAAAAAGATAGTTTTAAACCTTGAAGAATATTGGGCGCCAGTTGGCAGTCCAGACTGGAACAACATTAACCGTATAGGCTTCATAATCGAGTTTCCATCAGACTGCAACCCAACACTTCTTGTTGACCACATAGTCTTTGAAGATTGCAGGTATTCAGCTAAGCAAGAGGATACTGCAAGCCAAAACGCCTACGGACTCCGCGAATTAACGGAAACAGACGAGGAGCTTTACAGTGATAACGAATGCCTTTTGAGGGCTAAGGCTTTGCTCGCCCACTTGAAAGACCCAGTTGAATACATCACCATAAAAAGCACCGTGATAGATTATGGAAATACTCCACTTTTGCCGGGAGACAAAATCCATGTAACGCTTCCAAACGAGAATGTGGACGCTGACTATCGCAT